TGGTTCAGAGCAGCGACGGTCTTCCCCATCCGTCGGTGAGCCACCACCACCCCAAAGCGGTTGTCCCGCATCATCTGATGGATGGCGAGTTGTGGCTCTCGAGGAGAGTACGGGATTACGATTTCTCGCTTGCCCATGAGATCACCATCTCCAGCGGGTTTCCATTTGCTCCCGTCACCTCGAGTCGGTCATTCTCCCGCCATTGGGCGCGGGTCTTGAGCCAGAAGATCGCTGCCGTTGTGTTTCCGTTCTTGGCTTGCTGATACAGAGTTTGAGCCACAGAAGCATTGGCCTCAATCCGGCCTTCATCCAGTTCTTTCCTGTAATGCTTGCGAAGGGTGTCGTCGGTGATATCCAGCTTGGAAGCAATATCCTCGTGTCTAGTGCCTACCGCGCTAAGCATCTTTACGACCTTTCGGTTTTCATCATTCGGCTTATGGGCTACGCCTTGCCCTGAAGTCTTATGCATTTTGTAATCCCGAAAGTTCAGTAAGCTCGCTATAGGTTTGGCCTGTTGACTCTAGTGTTGCTTGCTTGCCTGTGAAGTCTTGCCAGCGTTTTACTATGACATCGCAATACTTTGCATCAAGTTCCATCAATCTGGCAATGCGCCCTGTCTTCTCTGCTGCGATTAGGGTTGACCCTGATCCTCCAAACAGGTCTGAGATCAAGTCTCCGCTTTTGCTTGAGTTCTGTATCGCTCTTTCAATCAATGCAACAGGCTTTGGCGTCGTGTGTCCTTGGACGCGCTCCTTATCAAACCTCCAGACACTAACCTGTTTTCTGTCGCCATAAAACGAGTGAGAACCATCTTTCATCCAACCATATAGGCAAGGCTCGTGTTGGCTTTGGTAATCTGTTCTTGAGAGTGTGAGGCTGTTTTTCGCCCAAATAATCATGCTGCTGAAATGGAAAAACTCTCTGAAGACCTTATGAAAAATATCAGCGCACTTATCTGAATGAAAAACATAGCAAGACGCACCAGCCTTTGATGATGCCAGGAAATTGCCAAAAGCACCTCTTAAAAGCTCCTCTAGCCCATCCCTGCCGTCATTGTTGATGCCTTTGTAGTCAACCCCATACGGCGGATCGGTGAACACCATGTCGGCCTTTTGGCCTGCCATCAACTTATCCACAGCATCAATGTTCGTGCTATCCCCGCACATCAGGCGGTGCTTGCCGAGAATCCAAACGTCCCCAGGCTTTGTGACTGGCTCTTCAGGGACTTCCGGTGTCGCGTCCTCGTCCGTCAGCCCTTCTGTCGGTTCTATTTTGTTCAGTAGGGCGTCGATCTCGTCTGCGTCAAAACCTAGGCTTTCCAGGTTTACACCGCCATCTAGAAGCTCGCTTAGCTCCAGGCTTAGAAGTTCGGCCTCCCACCCTGAATTTAGGGCGATCCTGTTGTCTGCCAGGATGTAGGCTTTCCTCTGGGTCTCGGTGAGATGCTCTAGACGGATGCAGGGGACTTCCTTGAGGCCTAGCTTCCTTGCCGCAGCCAGTCTCCCATGCCCCGCTATAACCCCGTTGTCCTTGTCGATCAGGACAGGGTTGTTGAACCCAAACTCTTTGATGCTTCCGGCGATCTGGGCGATCTGCTCGTCGCTGTGGGTTCTTGCGTTCCGTGCGTATGGGATTAGCACGGAGATGTCGATCTTTTCGATGTTCAATCCGACTCCTTTCGGGCCATCGGGGTAAAAAAGTTTACGGTTGCGTAAGAAATCTTACCATTTAACCTTGTTAGCCCAGTACGCTGCGCTCATCTTTCCCTTTTGGATGTTCTCGGCGTGTCTGGCCTTGAATGATTCCCTGCGCCTTTTGTCAGCTTCTGACTCCCCTTCTCTCTTTGGGGAACCGCTTACGCCTTGCTGACCAAATCGAATGAGCTTTACCTCATCCCCACTCTTTGCCAGGACTGCGTGGCTCTTTGTGGGGTGGTTGGGCGTTCGCTTGGGCTGGTTATAGCCCTGGAACTGCTCCTTGCCGCGCTTAATCATTTCTTTGCCGTCTTAGCAGCAGCCTTGAAAGCAGCAGCAGTCGGCGCTCCCTTTGTTCCAGGCTTTCTCATCCGCTCAGGAGTCTTGCCTGCGGCTTTCTGGCGCTCGATGCGCTCACGCTTGGCGTGGATGTTGGCGTAGAGACCTTTCATTTCTTTTTCCTTTTGGCTTCGGAAAGAGCGATGGCGATAGCCTGCTTAGGATTGGTGACCTTGCTGCCAGAGCTGCTCTTGAGCTTGCCCTTGCCGTACTCAGTCATCACCTTCGAGATTTTCTTCTCCGCTTTCGTCTTCATACTCGCCCTTTCGTGCGTTGTACTTTGCCATTTGAAGCATCTGCTTGCGCTTCGTGGTCATCTTGGTGATCGGGCCACCTGTTAGCCATGCGCTACAGGTTCGGTCTGCCGCACACTTGAACTCGAATAGCTCACAGTAACCCAGATCAGCCGCCTCGACAACCTCGGGAGCATAGGTCTCATCGTCGGATTCTTCCTGTTGGATTCCTCCGGTGATACACCCCATCATCTCGGGCGTTTGAATGAAAGCAGCGCAGTTCCCGCACCTCATCGACTGAGCGATCTCGGGAGTGGTGTTCCATTCCTCTGCGCGTTCGTCCCAGAAATTACCCGGGTTTTCGGGATTGGCAGGCCCGTAGCCGTACTCCTCAAAGGCGTGATTACGGTTCTTAAGGTTGACCTCTGTGTCCTGGGTGGCGATGGGGCACTTCACTTCTTCATCGCCTTCTGCATCTCAATGGCTTCATAGCCCTTGCCGAACTCGTCTGCCATCTTGTAAGCCTTCATGGGCTTCGTTTGATGGTACTTGCGCTTGTTCTGATTGAGATACTTTTGCATCTCTTCCACAGTCTTCTTTTTCATCATCGCTCCAGAAAAAAAGGGGCACTATGGCCCCACCCCGGCAACTGCGGATTAAGGGGCATCACAATTCTATATCGGGAATCGGAATGTCAATAGGCCATTTTCCCTGACTCTGTAGAGCCTCAACTGTCCTTCGATGAGCCTGGAGCCACTTCTCTTTCCGCTCCTCTTTGGTCATCTTGTTGCCCTGGTCGATCTCCCAATGGCACTTGAGGCATAAGGCGGCTATGTGGTTGTCGTCTGCCTTCACTCCCTTTCCTTTCCCGCCCGTCCAGTTGGAGTGAGCCGCTTGGGAGTTCGGGTGGCCACAGCATTGACAGGACAACTCCGCGACTGCTCTAAGGAGTTTGGGGCTTCTGATGTAGGTGTGCTTTTGAAACATGATGAATGATCCAAGACCAGATTGCGCCGCCTGCGACTTTTGCCACGAACTGCATCAGAACGATGTGCGGCATGAGAGTACCAAACGCGATGGTTGGGAAGATAACCGAGTCAACCGCCGCCCCAGCCACATTAGAGACATTCGCCCTTTTGAGCCAATCTCCGGCCAGCTTGGTGAAAACCGCCCAATCAACAACAGCAGCCGCAGTAAAAGCCACCGCAGAAGCTATGGCAATCATCTGTGCTGATGGGTTGGCAAGATAAGTAATCCCACCCGAAACCAGGATTAGCGCAAACATCTGCTTTTGATTGATCTTCGTGTGCAGCCAGTCCCTGAGAGTCAGGTCTAACCCTATGAGAAAGAAAGCATTGATAGGGCTGACCCAAGGCCCAAATGCGGCAATTGACAGGTTAGCCACCGTCATTGCGGCGGCATAGATCACGATTGAAACGTAAAGCACAGTTCCTCCTGAGTGTCTGTGAACATGGGCGCGGAATTGTTTGCCTCGATTCTTTCCGCGATAACTTCTGCCCTTTGAGCGGCAGTTGGCGGAAGGTAAGACCCAAACCGACTAAGCGAACCCGAGTTCACGGATGCATTGGTCGAGTCGGCAGAGGAAAGAGGCAGCTTAGTAAAGATGTCCGGGTCAAGCATTCTCAACCCGTGTAGCTTACAGATCGGCCTTCCCTTGTCATCGCAGATGGAATTCATGGCTTGTTTCATCCTGCGCCACCATTGCTCAGTACCAGGCTGAGAAAACTCCCCGCTTGACCCTAAAGCTACCGTCTTGAACTGCCTTGCCAACCATGTCAGTCTCGGGGTTGGTTCGTGCATATGCCAGACCGGGACTCCGGTCATGGACTTGGGCCACCTTTCAATCAAGGCATCGTTTTCCCGATCCGTCCCATCAATCACATCAGGGATCAGGGCAAAGTCGAACCCAGGATGGCGATGCCACTCCCACACCCACTTGATGTATCCATCAACGTCCAACTTTCCACCCTGCTTCCAGACCGTGAACGCACCGTTATCAAGGCAGAACGATTGGCAAACCTCTGCCGCGATGGGCAAGTCTTCGGGATAGCTGAACGGCACTAGAGCGTGCCTCCCGGCCAGGAACCTAGCGGCGTCTTTGCGTTGTCCCCCTACAGGGGTTCCATGATAGTGAATCATGTTGTTGCCCTCATCTCCATGCGCTTAGTGCTTTCCTCGGTTCTCCAGCAGTCGACCCTCATCCTTGCTGCCTCCAGCTTCCATTTCAGGTCTTCCTCAATTTCTATCGCCGCCGCCAGTCCCTTCAAAAGCTCCTGATACTCAGGATGTGAGTACGCCTCCCTCTCTTGGGCGTTGACCGCTTCGAACTTTGTCATCGCTTCCTTCATCAGCAGAGCTTTCTTTGATTTTCTAAATTCCTCAAGTAGCACGCGCTGGGCCTTGGCCTTTGCGTAGTCTCCTGAGTTCCTGATGATGAAGTCGATGGCGGCGTGGGCGTTCACTTGATGAGTCTCTCTATCGTCTTGAGGAGTACCGCGATGATCGCTATGGAGATGAATATCTCAATCTCGGACAAATATTCCATTTGCATGGAGCGTTCCCTTCCGATCTTTTATCTCTTCGTATGCCCTGTTCAGACAGGTAATCAGATCAAGCCCTGCCAGGTCTGCCGCCAGGATAAGAGTGACAAGAACATCACCGAACCCGTCAATCTGAGCCTCGCGGTTTCCTTTTAATGTCGCGGATACTAATTCGCCAAGTTCTTCCATGCACTTGAGAAGTTGTTTCTCTGTTGTGCTGTTTGGAATGATCTTGCGAGCCTCGGCCCAGCGGATGATGTCTAGCTCAAGAATGCTGTAACTCAACTTAGTCTCCACAGAAGCAGGCGATGCCTTCTTCCTTTGGGTCAAACATATCGGTCTGCTGCTCTGCAAACCGAGCCATTTCTGCATATGATGGACGATCCTTGCGGAACTTTGCTCCATCTGGCGCAGAGGCCAGGGCCAGGGCCAGGGCCTCCATCTTGGCCCACCAGATTGCCCTTGATGGCTTCTCTTGAATCAGGCTAAGAATCTGCGCCCCCCCCTTCAGGTAGCAAAGATCACAGTTGCCATGCATCGTCACACCGTTCATGTTAGGCAGCTCAAGATCAAACGGCTGTTCTCTCCAAAACTGACCCACCATCTCTTTCGTGATTCCCGCCTTCCCAAGAGGGGCAATTTTTTCCTCGTGTTTCCCGTAATCTTGGTTTCCGATCTTTGCTAGTCTGCGTTGTTCATCTGCCCTGATTCCTAACATTGAGTCCCATTCCGTCCACCCTATGCTTTTGAGATGGCGATGGATTGTTCGAACCTTTAGCTCAACGGTGCAAAACCGACTGACCGGATTAGGAAGGTAGTTCCTTGATCTAATCAAAGCCTCAAATGGCTCACCATCCCTACTAGCTGTTTCAAAAGAAACGATCTTGAATCTATCTTTTGTTTCTTCAGCCAGTTGGTACTCAAGCCATGTGATCGGCACACCCCACTCTTTACTACACCGATCAACAAATCTCAGAGTTGCTTCATCTTCTTTACCAGTATTAGCAAAACATACCTTTGCTTCTTCTGGCAAGCCATTATTCTCTTGAAGAACTCTCCACAACATATATGCAGATGTTCTTCCCCCAGAGAAACTAATACAAGTTGGAGAGTCTATTTTGAATGTCACAGTATTTCCTCTCTTACACAAACATCCACACCAGCAACCATTGAGTAAACTTTCTTCGCGGATACTCTGACCACTTGTGTATCGTCCAAATATACAATTCCATTCATTCCGTCAAGATATGCCTTGATTATGTTATCGATGTCAGGCTTCTTCGTCGGCCTCTCCCTTCCTTCAAAGCACTCGTTCTGGCGGCGTTTGGAGAAGGATGAGGGGCAAGGTACTCTGATGTAGAGATCGACGCTTATAGGGCCTTCTAGGGGGCTTGACGACCCCATTGCGCGGGTTGAGGAGTCTCTGATCTTCTGTTCGTAGGTCTTGGTCTTGGCGTCGGTGTAAGTTTGGACGAAGTTTGGAGTCCTGCGGAACCTTGGTCTTCCCTTGCCTTGAGGGATACCTTCGACGGTGAATACAACCATGAACGTCATTTTCTCAGCCTATTCATTGCATTTCTTAATTCTTGGGCTGCTTTTGGGCCTCGCTTTTTCTCAATGTCTCGTATCGTTTGGCCCCACCATCCAGAAGCTGCTATTAACCCATGATCGGCTTTCATGG